TTCTAGCCATTCAATAGCTTTGTATCTTCCGATAATGTAGTAGTCGGTATTGAACAGTTCGTGATGTGCCTCACTGTAGTCACCGTCTTCCGGATTAAAGAATGACAGAGAACCGTCTTGCGGGTCTGCGTAGTCTAGTATGCGTTGCTCTGCATACTCTCTAATCTCCTGTGTTTTATTGTACTCAAAGGTACTAGTCATGCCATCTCCTTTTCATGGTATGTAAATTTGTTATCATTAATTAGTGACACGAGCGTGTCAACTTCTTGCGGGAACTCAACGTGTGCATCGTGCATAGCTACGATGTAATCGTTGGTAGCCAACTCGTCCTCGTCCTTGTCGGTAGCGATACCGGCATACTCAAGCAAGCCGACCATGACACCGAGTGTGAGTTCAGACCAGACCCGAACATGTGGCACTAGAAAGTCCACTTGGTCCTCGTATTTCTTAGGACCAAATACTCGTATCTGGTATTCGTTGCTCTCTGGTGTCTTCGGCGGGAAGACCGTAAAGACCTTAGGCTGTGTTCGTGGGGTAGAACGAGGGGCAACGGGACGACCTTTGTTAATTGGTAAATCTGACATGAGCATGTCAAGTTCTTTCTTATACAGTTCCCGTGTCTCGTCTGTGATACAGACATTAGAGAAACCAATCGTTGCGTCTGGTACTAACTTAAGAACTTCCTCGCCTTGCTTGTTAATAGTCATGCGGTAGTTCTGCGGGTCGTCATAGGTTAGTGAAAGTTCCTCTGCTACCTGTACGAACTTTTTATTGTGGTAACGGTTCTGTCTTGTCGTCTCCTTGATACCTCGCACTGCACATAGGGCATGAACTGCCTCATGTAGCACTGTCTGCAGTACTTGAAGAGGACCACGTGAAAGGCAGTCACCGCTAATGTTGATCTCATGCACGGCGTCCTCTGGTGCACAGATAACGCCGTTATCAAATGCACCTCGTAAGAAATGACCGAGAACAATAGAACGTCCCTTGCGTCCGTTCTGCTTGATGGTGAATGAAACGTTAGCGGGAAGATCGGGTGTCAACTCTCTTGCACGTTGGTACACACGCTCTAAACACTGCACCGCCTCACTACCATACGTTGCATTAACTGTCCGTATGTATTTGTACTGTGTTGAATTGTCCGGTGTTATTGTTAGTAACATGGCTGGCTCTCCTTTGCTTGGGGAATCGGTACTACCGAATCTAGCATATATGTATACCGTTTTGTTGCATTTACGGGGATACAACGAATTTAACGGCGATAATAACTATTTACAGCGAATTTAACGGTGCCCACAGCGAATATCGCTGTTGCATCATCTCAACCGCCCCGCCGATGCAGATATGACAGGCCCGTGTCAAAAATGACAGGCGGGTGTCATTTATTATGGCGCCTCGCCAGCGCAAAAGGAGCGCCGGCGCAGCGCTTGGACCTGTATAATTTTTAGAAAATATAAAAACCCCCACCCTCCGAAGAGGGCAGGGGCTTTGTTTATCTGCGGTTGCGGTTACGGCGTTCGTGCCGTCTGTTGTCCCGACATCGTTGACACCTACGGGCTAGGTGGGTTTCACCATCTGGCCACGGGTATACATACTCAAAGTGATGTCGCTTCAACCATTGGCTACAGCTCACGCATACGAACTCTTCGCCCGATGCTGCCCTGCGCTCCGCTTGGCGCTCGGTCAACCCGCCCCGCCGTGCCCGTTGCTGTCTAGCAGCATGGACACTACGGTTCTTGTTGGCCAAGTACCTGTCTTGATTAGCTCTGCTCTTTGGCATAGTTACCTCCTTTCGTAGATTGGGGGGCATTGCACCCCCCTGCTGGCTACCTCAATCGGTCCAGTATCTCTTTATGGTGTATCTCTAGGAGATACAGTGCCCTGTCAGATTCTTGCTCTGTACGGTCCAAGTTATCTATCTCTTGGATAAAGGCATCGTAGAACCTTCGGTAGTCAAACCTGTTGTTATCTGCATAACACATGTCGGCTACAGCTTCTACGGCATCTACTATCGGGACTAATCTTTCAGCTAGTGCCCATGACCCGTACCCTGCGGTAGGTTTGGCTAGTGCTTCAGCTAGTGCTTGATAGTGTTTCTTGCTCATTCCCATGCTCTTGTCCTTTCTCCCCCTCCCCCGTAGGGGAGGGAGCTAGTTTCTTGCCCCCATTCTGTTGCCAAGTCTAGGGGAGTGACTCCGAGTCTGTTGCGGTTATGACGCCGGTCCCGCCTCATTCAAACATTGATTAGCTCTGTTGTAGTGCGTCTGCTAGCATTCTCAGTATTTCTACTGCGACAGCTTTCGCACTCACTGCTTCGTGACGGTCATCAAGTTCAGCTTTCACTTCTTCTCTGATGTAGTCATCAAGGCCGTCAATGTCGCTGATGTCAAGATCAAAGTATACTTCGCCGGTGTTCACGTAAGTCGTGGACTCAACTTCTACTTCAACCGCATCATCTAGATTGATGTAAGGCATCTGACTGTTCTCCTTCCTGCCGGTGGTGTGAGCTAACCGGCAACCTCCTTTGCTATGTAACTAATATGACAGGTCAAGGTAAACAAAAGGTTAACTGAAGGTTAACTTTAGGTAAATAGTTTGGAACCTTGAACGTAAACAAGCGGGAGTTATTTAATGACACCCATTAAACAAGATGCTCGCTTGTCTACCAAATGGTAGGCAAATGGCGCCCCTGCACGTCCGCCGCCGCAGCGCTTAGATTCAGATATTTTTAGACAAATATAAAAACCCCCACCCTCCGGAGAGGGCAGGGGCTTTGTTTGTTACCTTTCGTAAGTGTAGTCAAACTTACTATCACAGGCATTGCATTTGTATTGCATATCGTATATGGGCCAGCCATCGTCATCGTGTGATGGACCGTCTTCCATATCGTTAACCCACTCTAATTCGCAGAGTTGGCATCGCTTGAATTTGCTAGTCATAATGTTCTCCTTCCTGCCGGTGGTGTGAGCTAACCGGCAACCTCCTTTGCTATGTAACTAATATGACAGGTCAAGGTAAACAAAAGGTTAACTGAAGGTTAACTTTAGGTAAATAGTTTGGAACCTTGAACGTAAACAAGCGGGAGTTATTTAATGACACCCATTAAACAAGATGCTCCCTTAATAATAGTCGTTATTATTTACGGCGCATATCACACGCCGCCGCAGCGCTGAGACTTCTCTAATATATAGACCTTGTATTTTGCTGTATTTGTGTTACATTTGTGTTACAATCCCACCGTTAAATTCGCTGTTCTTGATGCGATTATCGTCTTTTTTGTGGTAGGTGATTGACTCTCTATATATATATGGGTTACATTGAGGACTCAACATATTAACTGCGAAGGAGGCAGACAATGCTAGATATATACAACCATCAAGTAGCTGAGGGGGTGTATTCAGAGTATGAGCGTGTCCCGTCATTTATGACAGAAGAACATAGCGGAGGCGCCCTAGTAGAGATGGGCGACCTGTGCATAGCTCACTACTGTGACTGGGAACCCTATTCTCTGTGCTACTACACGGGAAGCATGAGAGACACTCACTACAACCCATCTCACAGGTGGTACTACTTTAAGACAATTCAAGGCGGTTACACCTCATGGAACCCGCACAGAATACTATCAATGAAGAGAGTAATGGCTAGACCTGACTACCACGTACACGAGGCTATCGCAGAGCGTGACTCATGGGTTCTCCCTGTGTCTGGTAGGTTCAGCTTAGCTAATGCTGAGGCGTGGATACACGAGTATCTCACAAGCTAGCTACTAGCGTCTCCCGTCTACCACATGGTAGGCGGGGGCGCTTCTTTTTTCGCCGCCGCAGCGCTCAGATTTGCTAATATATATTACAAGAAAACCCCACCCTTTCGGGTGAGGCTTCCTGTCTCAGTGCACGTGTCTGGCACCGTCTGGGATTATTCCCAGTGCTAGCCCTAGTGCTGCTAGGGCAGTTAGCCACATGATGACTAACCAAACTCTGTCACTGTTTATTATTTCCATTACCTTCTTCATATCCTTCACCTTCCTTTCTCCCCCTGTTCTGTTGCCAAGTCGGGGGCGACTCCGAGTCTTACTCAGTGAGAGTAAGGTTGCTAACCCTTACTCTTGTAGCCACATGTCGTAGTACTTGCAGAGATAGTATCTCATGTGTACTGCGTGTGCATCACAAGCTTCTAACGGCTTGATGTTGCGGATTGATGGGTCAAACAATTCTGGGAATTGTAGGACAATCATATCGCTTACAACATTAGGGTGTGTTTGCGCTTTCGCTAGTGCGTCTAGCGCTACTGTCACTCTAGATGATAGCTCTAATCTTGGTAGCTTTTCCATGCTCTTGCCTCCTTTCATGTAACTACTATTACAGGTCAAGGTGAACAGAAGGTTAACTGAAGGTTAACTTTAGGTTAATAATTTTTTATTTCTGTGATTAATTCAATGAATTTAATTTAATGAGGTCCATTAATTAATTGAATGATCTATCAATTAATTAATGACATACATTAAATAGGGGGGCACCCCCCTTGGTGGGGGTGGCTATATATTACCCGTCTTTTTCTGGAAAATGCAAACACCTAAAGGTGCCAATATACCGTTTGAATGTGTTACACTTAATTGATAGCTATTTTGAAAGGAAACGATGGCACTTAAAGGTGATGATGTAACGGTTGCAGCTTCTGCTACTTTGCTATTTACTGCTACGTCCGCTGCATCTGCTACGAACCCCCAGAAGATTATTATTCAGAACAACACAAGCACTGCATGCACGGTTGGCGCTTCTGATGTAGCTGCGGGTTCTAATGGTATTGTGCTTCCGGCTAGTGGGAACAACAGCATTGAACTAAACTTAACTCAGCCTGCTGAGGAAGTTTACGCTATTTCTTCTTCCGGTAACATATCTATACAGTATTTAGTTGACAACGTGTGAAGCTACTACCTCCTGAACTGCTTGCTCATGCTAGCCCGCAGGAGTTAGAGCTTTACGAACATCAACTACAGTATGAGCTAGCTAAGCGTAGCCCACTTGATCTTATGTGCTGGTTGTCTCCTGAGACAGTTAGAGCACCACATTTGGAGTATTTGAATGAGATCATTGTTGCGTTTACCGAGTACCGACTCTATAAGTCCGGAGTTGGACCAACACCTCTATGGGTATATACGACAGATGGAGAGGACCGTCATGTTGTTGACAGCCATGATGATGTGCCTTTTGATAAAGCGCTTGACTTCTGGGGCGAGAACCCTGATACAAAAGAAAGGGCGCTTCTACGGTTAGCTATCGCTATGCCGCCTAGACACGGTAAGTCATATCTAGTGTCTGAGCATCTGCCGTTGTGGTACTGGTTAAAGCACCCCGACAACCACATAGCCTTCGTCACGTACTCTGATGACTTTGCTACTAAGACGTGGGGCAAGAAGATGCGTGACAAGCTGTTAGAGAACGAGGATAAGCTAGGCTTGACGCTAGCAAAAGGCGAACGCCACGGAGCCGACCACCTGTACTTTAACGAAACCAAAGGCGAAATGTTCTTGGTTGGTACAGGAGGAGCGTTAACTGGTAAGGGCTTTCAGTTAGGGATTATTGACGACCCTATCAAAGATGCTGTAGATGCTTTGTCACAAGCTAACAGGAATGCAGCAGGTAACTTCTACTCGTCTGTGTTTATTAAACGAAAGACACGTTTGCCTGAACGTGGTCTGCCATTAGAAATTATGATGTTTACGAGATGGCATGAGGACGATCTGGCAGGCAGGTTTGTGTATGACGAAGACGGCACAGCCAGAGACGACTGGTATGCTGTACGGCTACCGGCTATAGCTGAGGCTGACGACCCGCTAGGCAGAGAAGAAGGCGAAGCGCTATGGCCTATGGTTCGTACCAAGGCGCAATTACTAGCTGAGCAGAAGGAAGACCCGATGTGGTTTGCTGCTCAGTTCCAAGGAACGCCTACGTTCGGGGAAAGCGGTATGTTCCCTAAGTTTCATTTCTACAAGAAAAGCAAAAGCGAAGACGTAGAGCTGTACACATGTGACGCAATAAGTGACCACGAAGTGTCAAAAATTGTACGAGCAGACGAGTGTATCAGGTACGCTACGCTGGATATGGCAGCTACAAACAACAGTTGGTCCGACTACAGCGTATACAGTGTGTGGGATTTCCACAGGGCACAGCAGGTTTTAATACTGGTAGACTTTGTACGAGAACGTGTAACAGTAGACAAACACGAAGAGTGGTTACGTGCCTGCTATAGCAGGTGGCCTAGCACAGCGTTTGTCGGTATAGAAGACAAGACGTTTGGTAAAGGTTTACTACAGCAGATGGTACGTAGAGGTGGTATGACTGTACGCCCGCTTAAAGCTGACAAGGACAAGGTAGCTCGTGCTATGCCGTACGGTCAAGCTGCAGCTAATGGCCAGATATTCTTTCCACAAGCTCACCCTAGAATACATGAGTGGACTAGCGAGCACGCCCCGTTCCCTAACGGAACCCATGACGACATGGTAGATACAGGAGGGTATGCGTGGGCTATAGCTAGCACAATGCCACATCTAACTGTAAAACAAAACACGGCTCCTGCTACTACTGAAGAAAAATTAGAACGTTATATTGAGAAAAGAGAGAAAAGTAGAAAACGGCGCAGTACACTGTATGGTACACTAGGGCGATAAGCGAAAGGACAGATTCCTATGCCATACACTATTCACCATGATTTTGACCAGAACACTGCGTACGGGGCACGATGTACGTGTTGTGGGAACATAAAGATGCCCAACCACGAAGGAGTGTTCCGTCCAAATACGATGGACGACTTTGACGGCTTTCACGACATTTGCCAAGCCTGTGTAGAAGAAGCTGCTAACGATTTAGGGTTTGCTGCTCCGTCTGTTAACAAAAGACTTAACACTACCATAAAGAATTTACGAAAAGATTTAGCAGAAGCACGAGAGTTATTTACAGAATCACAAGAAACTATACGTAATTTATGTAGGGAAAACAGCAATTTACAGGAAGAGTTGACTGATTTAACGTCTTCGTTTGAGCCTGTAGAATGATTATTGTTGTTTGCGTTTTAGCATTTTTACCGTTCTGTTCTGCCATAGCTATGGCGTATGTTAATGTATACTTGTATAAAGAAAACGTTAAACTTAACGAAGCGTTGATGCGGGTACAGAACCCTATAGCTGTTAACGCCATAAAAGCGTCTGAGTCAGTAGAGTTACCTGACAAGCCGCAGCCACCCCAACCAATATATAGATAGTATGGTACAATTTTAATATGGCTGATTACGACAATAAGACCGGCTATGTACGTGAGATGTACAGTGACGGCGTTAAACAAATACGGGAAGAACTCCGATCATACTGGTTAAACCACGCATTCTTGCTAGGGTATCAGTGGGTGTTCTGGAACACAGACAGCCGAAGACTAGATATTATTAATCAAGACTTTGACCGTATACAGCCGACAATGAACCGTATGCGAGCCAACGCTCGTACAATTATTTCTACGCTGACGCAACGTCAACTTACGTTTGAGAATCCGCCAACATCTTATGATGATGCTACAATACAAAGCGCTCGTCTAGGTGAAGCAATTATTAAAGACATACATGACGAGCATAGTTGGGAAGTCAAACGAGAGCAGCACATGATGGCTACTCTAAAAGGCGGAACAGCAGCTATAAGCGTTGACTGGGACGCAGAGAACAAGACCACCATAGAGCAGGTTCTGCCTATTGGTGATTTTTTAGTTGAGCCTGCAGCGCTAGACCCTGAGACAGCTAGGTGGTGGATACGTAAACAGGCGTTACCACCTAAGCAAGTGCAGGCTATGTTTGATTTACCAGAAGAGCCACCGGCAGACGGAACTGCGGCTATAGACCCCTACATGCAACGGCTAGTAGCTGACCACGTAGGGAGCGGAACAACAAACGTGCCACGCACATTTGTTCTTACATATTACGAACGACCCAACCCTCTACGCCCAGAAGGTCACTTCTGTGTAGAGATAGACAACAAAGTTATTCAGCACGGAGACTGGCCGTTTCCTTGGAAGGACAGGCTTAACATAGTCTGTGCTACTGAAACAGCTGTAGAGAATCGTTGGCATGGAGCTACAATTCTAGACGATGTTCGTCCGGTACAGGTAGCGTTGAATGCTACGTGGGCTAACTTACTAGAGCATTTACGAGATGCTGGCACTGCCAGAATGCTAATACCACAATCAGCGTCAGACTTAGTAAACCACTTATCTGACAGTGCAGGAGAGATGATAGTGTACCCAGACGGAACACCACCGCCTATGTACATGACACCGGCACAGCTAACTAGCTGGCTAAGGGAAATGCCAGATAAGCTAGCCGAAATGATAGATGACTTGATGGGGGTTCACGATGTGTCTCGTGGTATGGCACCACCAAACATTGAATCTGGTCTAGGTCTGTCTATTCTAGCGGAGAAGGATAGCTCACCTATAGGACGTATGATTAAAGAAACAGCTCGTTGTTGGTCACGTGTTGCACAGATGGTGTTACAACTACATCAGGCTGAAACCAAGAAACCTAGAGAAACAACGTTACTAGACGGAAGCACCCCACTTAGATTTGTGTGGAAAGGTTCTGACATAGGCGGTCAATTTGGAATACATGTACCGCTAGAAGCTGTGATACCTAGAAGTAGGGCAGCTATGCAGGCTTTTGCAGACAAAGCTATGCAGATGGGTTTAATATCCAACGTGGTGCAATACGCTAGAGTCGCTGACTTACCCGATCAAAAAGATATAATAGCTGCTGCTGCTCCCGATGCTGCGAAGGCTCGCAGGGAGAATGGTGCTTTTGTGATGCAAGAAGTCATGCTCCCTGCAGCCTTTGACGATCACACAATTCATATTGAAATGCACAATGAGTTTAGGAAGACACAACGTTACGAGCAATTAGACGAAGAGATACGTGAAGTAGTAGATTTACACATTCAAGCTCACGAGACAATGGCGGCAGAACAAGCAGGTAGAGCGACAATGCAAGCAAATGTTAATCCTGCTTTAGCTGCTGCACCTAACGCAGACGGGTCTACACCTCCGGTAGATATGATGGGCAGTATGCCTCCTGCTCCTGCTCCGGCTTCTCCTGCAGATTTTTCTGGAGGCTTACCCGCTGAAATGGACCCAGCGCAAGCTATACTAGGAGCGCTAGAAGAAAGTAATCCCCCACCTGTACAAGGAGGCTAGATGCCTGAAGAAACAGAAATGCAAGAACAAGTTGTTGAAGAACAGCCTGTAATAGAAGAAGCTCCAGAAGAATCATCAGAGGTAAGTATTGATGATTTACCTGAGAATATTAAAGACTACATTCATGAGTTACGTGAGGAAGCTAAAGATAGACGTAAAGCTCACGAACCTTACAAAGAGGCGTTCAAAGACTATAATGATTCTGAAAAAGAATATTTATTAAATTTAGTTACAACTCTTAGCACAGACCAAGAAACAGGAGCTAATGCTATGAAAGAGTTAGCGCAACATTTATTAGGAGAAGAACCTCAAGTGGACCAATTAGACGAATTAGAAGTACATAACGATATTGACATTCCAGAGTCAGATTTGGTTTCTAGTGAAAACATAGCAGCGTTAGTGCAAGAAGAAATAGAAAAAGAACGTATGATACAAGATGTGTACGAGCAGTCACGTGCGTTAGGTTTTGAACCTGAAAGCCCAGAGTGTGAAGTGTTGTGGGATTTAGCTTTGACTCCTGCTATAAACGGAGATTTAGAAAAAGCTGCTGAATTAGCTAGAGCATATCTAGGAGATAAAGCTCCTGCTAACCCAAACGCAGAGCCTGTAGTTGAGCAACAAACCTTGTTTCCAGCGTCTGCTACTGCAGCAGGGACAGGGACTGTGGCAGATATTGAGCCTCAAGAGGTTCCTAGTATTAAGTCTGACTCTATGCGTGAGAAAGTTCTTGCAAGATTAAAAGCACAAGTTGGCGAATAATTATGACATAATTGTGTCAAATGTGTTATCCTAGAGGTGTAGAAAGATTCTACTTATAAGTTCGCCTCCTGCAGATGCTGAGGTCGTGCGACAGTCATATTCAAGTCACTTAACTATAAAGGAGAAACAGTGGCACTAAACCTATCAGCTGCTGATTCAGCGCTCAAAGAGGATTACCAACCGGCAATCCGTGAGCAGCTTAATCAGGAGATTATGATGCTCAACCAAATTGAGCAAAATACTCGTGATGTTGAAGGACGTAGGGCTGTACTTTCAATCCACACTGGCCGTAACAGCGGCGTTGGTGCTAGGGCTGAAGGCGGCACTCTCCCAACAGCGGGTAGTCAGCAATACAAAGAAGAGAGAGTAGGGCTTAAATACAACTATGGTCGTATTAAAGTCACTGGTCCTGTAATTAGAGCAATGAAGTCAGACAGTGGTTCATTTGTTCGGGCGATTGAGTCCGAAGTAAGTGGCGTTGTCATGGACCTCAAGCGTGATGTTAACCGTCAGATCTTCAACGATTCACAAGGTGCAATAGCACAATGTGCATCTGTATCTGGAGCTGACGTTACTCTTACCTCGCCTACAGCTACGCAACTGCGTCAGCTAGAGATAGGGTCAAAAATTGACATTGGTACAGTAACAAGTCCAACAGATCATGCTAACGGCTCAGAAATTACTGCAGTTAACACCTCAACAGGTGTGATAACAATTAGCCCATCAGCTTCTGCTGGTGTTAGTTCTTCAGACTTTGTTTTCAGAAGTGGTGCTAAAACCACAACTGATGGTACAACCCATGAACTCATTGGTCTGCAAGCTATTGTTAACAACAGCGGTACTTTGTATAACATTGACCCAACATCAGTAACCCTATGGAAGTCAACAGTTAATGGTAACAGCGGTACAAACCGTGCAGCTACCGACAACTTGTTTGAAACCGTCATAGACGACATTGGCCTAGAGTCTGGTACATCACCAAACTTTATTGTCACAACCGTAGGTGTACGTAGAAACTATGCTTCACAGCTCAAAGCTCAAAAGCGATTTACTGATACAACAACGCTAAAGGGCGGATTCTCCGCACTTACCGTTGACGCAGGGAACGTCAGTCTTCCTCTGGCAACAGACAGAGACTGCCCTAACAACAAAGCGTTCTTGCTTAACACTGACCACATCATGCAACATGCTTCTTCCGATTGGGAATTCATGGACGAAGATGGTTCAGTACTAAGCAGAGTATCTGGTGAAGATGCTTACGAAGCAGTATTATTCAAATACCATGAACTAACCACTGATCGTAGAAACGTCCACGGACGAATTGACGATTTGTCGGAAAGCTAAACCAAGGAGTAAATAATGGCAATAGCAATTAGTAACGAAGATCGCACAGTAATGGGCGACAGAGTTGTAATCTTTGCTACGGTTACCTTTGATAACATTTACCCGACAGGTGGTGAAGCCATTGCTGCTTCGGATTTTAGCGGTCTAAACCAAATAGACTTTATCCAATGTAGTGCCCCTAGTATTGACGATCAACCCATTAATGGCGTTGTGTACGTTAGGTCTACGGGCAAACTTATGGTGATAGATGCTGCAGGTGCCCAAGAGGGTAACTCTACAGATTTATCATCAACAACTATGGACATAATAGTTTTTGGTAAATAGTTCTCTCCAAGGGGAACGGTAGAGAAAAAAGGGCCGCCCATTACGGGCGGCTCTTTTATTTGTTATAATAGAGTAGACGATTGGAGTTATCATGCCTAAAGTAGGGACCAAAGAGTTCAGCTATACCACTAAAGGTATTAAAGCTGCGAAAGCATACGCCATGAAAACTGGCAAGAAAATGAAAAAGACTAAGAAAAAGAAATACTAATGGCTGAGTCAAGAGTTAATGAAGCTGGCAACTACACAAAGCCAGCTATGCGTAAACGTTTGTTCAACCAAATTAAAGCCGGTACTAAAGGCGGTAAAGCAGGTCAGTGGTCTGCTCGTAAAGCTCAAATGCTAGCTAAGCTGTATAAAGAAAAAGGCGGAGGCTACACTAACTAATGGGTCTAGCTAAGTCTCAAAAGTCGTTAAATAAGTGGACTAAAGAAAAGTGGAGGACTGGCTCAGGCAAAAAGTCATCTGACACTGGTGAAGTCTACGCTCCTGAAGCAACGATCAAACGACTAAAGTCAACACCTGCTGGTCGTAAAAAACTAGCAGAAGCTAATAGGAAAAAGCGTAAAGCAACTAAAAAAGGAATACAGCACGCTAGGCACGGATTACATAAAGGCAGAAAGTAATGGCTAAAGATTCTAGAATGAAAGCACTAGGTGTGTCAGGTTTTAACAAACCTAAGCGCACACCTAATCACCCTACAAAGTCACACGTAGTGTTAGCTAAAGGTGCAGGCTGCCCTGATGGTAAGACTATTAGATTCGGGCAGCAGGGTGTGTCAGGTGCTGGTAAGAATCCTAAGTCTAAGAAAGACAAAGCTAGACGTAAGTCCTTCAAGGCTCGTCACGCAAAGAACATTAAGAGAGGCGTTTGCTCAGCAGCATACTGGGCTAACAAGGTGAAATGGTGAAAACAGGAATACTTGACACGATACGTCATTCTGCTGTAGGCGGAGACATGCAGCACATGTTGACTTACGGAATACCTGAGATAGGTTGGAACGGTGACCCTTGGATAACACTATGCTGGAACAAGTTAGAAAGCCGTTGGGAGATATGGAGCACACGTGACGAACCATACTGTGTGCATCGTTCCCGACCAATGCACGAAGGTGAGCTACCAAACATATTTGAATTATGTGCACACTTAAGAGATCACGACTTACATAAGGTTAAAGTAGAAGACGTACTTAACCGAGTAGATAAACACAACGACAAGCTAATTAAAGAACAACAAACTAAAGTTAAAGAAGCACAGATAGAAGCACTAGAGAAAGTGTATTGGCATGTCGCTAAAGAAGTCGGGCATCACTACTAAACGGCTGTGCTATAATTGAACTATGTTAACTGAATCACAAAAGGCCCAAGAACTAGCTAAAATGCGTAGTAAGAAAATGCGGTTCCCTTCCGTAGCTATGAATCAGAATCCTAAGAAAAAGAAAAAGAAGAAACAAGAGGACGTAGATGCAGCTCCAGACTATCAGGGCTAACGTATATGACCGTTTAGGTATGGCCAGCACAGACAATGCTCTGACAAGCTCAGTACTAGATAACCTTATAAACGGTGCACTGCGTCAAATAAGTATGCAGTTTGATTGGCCGTGGTTAACACATACAGATACTACGTTTACAGCAACTGTCGCAGGCACGCAAGACTATACTCCACAAAATATATGGAAGTCTACACAGTACATAATCACTGACACAGATAATTTACTTAAAGCAAAACAACCAGCAGATGCCGCACGGTATTCTAACTTTGAAGGTTATCCTCAATTCTACTCCATTGAGGGTGGGAAGATACGACTGTTCCCTGTGCCTGATGCCGTGTACACGGTACGCCACGTGTTTACTAGGTATGAGTCACCGCTTACTGGGGATACAGATGAACCGCTAATGCCAGACTGGGCGATAGATTTGCTAGTTATAACTACAGCACACATGGCTGCAGGTAGGTTACGTGACAGAGATTTACAAGCAGCTTTAAGACCAGAACTTGACAGACTGATGTCAAGTATTAAAGACGAAGTACGGAGGACTCGTGCAACGGTAGACCCACAGCACCGCCGTGATATTGGGTGGGGTTAATGGACCGTCAACGCATAGAGACTAGAGAATTTGATAGCTGGCGTAAGGGTCAGGTATTTGCAGACGTAACACGTATGCCTCGTAATGACGATTCATACTGCTCCATGAACATGCAAGTATACGACTCTGGTGCACTAGGCCCACGTCCTCGGCTAAGGAAATGGGCAAACACAGGCTTTGCTGATGCTAGTGATTTAGTTTTGTCAGATAACAGCTGTATACAGTACAAAGAAAGTGACACCACAATGGGTGACGCTTACGGTCATCTTTACTTATATAAGATGAGCGTTGGAGGTGCTGCTGCTCAAGCGTACTATTATAATTTTGATGACACTAGTTCAGCGATAGGCTGGAAAGATGCTTCAGCTTTAGGAGCTTTTACGCTTCCAGCAGCTACTGAATGGTCCCAAAAACGAGCGGGTTGGGGCACGGCAGTAGAAGATAAAGTAGGTAACTCTCAATCAGATGCTTTAGGACCAGAAGATTTTGTTTTCTTAGGCCAGAAAAAATATGACGGCAGCTCAGTCACCACAATAGACTGGGGTAACGGTTCTGTACTAAACACAATTACAAACGCCGTCTTCTATCGTGGAAGGCTGTGGGGTTGGTCACAAAGCAATTTAGCAAAAAATAGACTGTACTACACAGACATAGATGACTATACAGATTCTGACTCTGCGTTACAGTACATAGACATAAGTAATTCAAGCGGTAAAGTATTTATCAAAGGCTGCTGGCCTGTGCGAGATTCTTTATTGATTGCATTAAGTGACGACAGTTGGTATGCTTTCACAGGAACACCAGCCACAGGAACGCTACGATTTATAGGTAAGTACGTCACTCCGTCCCACGGAGCAGCAGCCACCATACTAGGCAACGCTGTGTATTTTATGGGTCCAGATGGGCAAGGCGTATGTGCGGCTACTCCTTCTGGAGTGGACACTGTTACGTATAAAGATAAAATTCCTTGGGTGCATGATGGTAACTGGAATATATTTACAGAGTACAGGTCATTGTCTTCTCCTGATCGTAATGCTTTACATTTAATGACGGTTGACGGCGCTACAGGTTACATGGGCGCAGCAATAGAAAAAGTAAACGATCAATGGTATTTAACGTCTTATGGTAGCGGAATGGATTATTTTGGAAGTAGTGTTGGAAGTAATGCTTACGGTGTACTACGTGATTGCGCTACTATTAATTTTGGTAATGCCTACGCCTTTGTAACTTACGGAAGTTACTTTAGTGGTGGTACTAAATATGCGTTAGGTTTATTAACTAGAGATATTGTCTTAAACAGGCCGTCACGAGACGATGATGTTTTTTCTGATAAAGAGGACGCAAACTTTGTTCTTAGTAGTACTGTAGCTGGTGATGGGGGGTCAAGCATTGTGCGTCTGTCCCCATTTAGCGCTGACTATGGTGAGGAAGCTCGTGTAGTAAGAATAATTATTGACTTTACTTACTGGAGAAATAGCGCAAACAATTATGCTACACCTACTATGAAATTAAGAGTAAAAACGATTACCAATACTACAGACAACATCTACAGTGATAGCACTTCCTTCAACACGTGGGCAGCTAGCACAAGTAATTTACCTAATATAGGCTATAGTTACAGAGGCAGGCAGGCACGTTATGTGTACGACATACCTTTAGGGGATTTTAACCCTGATATGTTTGTAGAGCTTCATGATATAGAATCCATAGCTCTAAACAAAGTAACAGTTGACTACGAAGTACGACCAGATAATTTTACAACTAGGAACTACTAATGGCTTTTCAATTTAACGGGGAGTTAGGAGCAGCGGTAGCTGACACAGACATAGAGTTAGCAACTGCTGTAGAGCAGAGACTAGAAGCATACCTAGAGAACGTAGCAGGCACAATAACTGGAGTAGACGCAGGCTTAGGTATTTCTGGCGGAGGCACGTCAGGCACTGTGGCTGTTGCTTTTGCCCCGTCCGAGTTAAGTAGTGCGACTGTTGCGACAGATGACAAAATAGTCATAGCGGACACTAATGATAGCGACAACCCTAAAACAGTTACAGTGTCTTCAGTTGTAGCTCTAGCGCCACAAGGAGATATAACGGGCGTCACTGCAGGACTAGGAATAGGAGGCGGAGGCACTACTGGAACTGTTGAAGTTACTTTTGACCCGTCTGAGTTAAGCTCAGTAACTGTAGCATCTGATGACAAAGTTGTTATTGCTGACACTAGCGACAGTGATAATCCTAAGACAGTGAC